CATGAGTATTGCAACGTACCAAGTGACGGTGTACAATGCCTCCTACCAAGAACTAGGACCAACCACACTTGATCGCGCCATGATGCTCGTGGAAGTTCAGGGTCGGGCCGAAGTCATCGAGGTTGACGAATCCCGTATCATCCGTACAATGGGTGGTAGGGAGTTCTTCTTGCCGAAGATTATTCGGTTGCTCAACATGATCAAGGTTCCGTTCCACTACGCGGACGAATACTTCTCCCGCGACGGTGTGATCAGGCGAGACCAGAACACCTGTGGTTACTGCGGAAAGAAGGCATACGGTACCGACATTACATGGGACCACATCCACCCTCGCTCCAGAGGTGGTGCGGACTCTTGGATGAACGCTATCGCTGCCTGCCTCAAGTGCAATGGTAAGAAGGCCAACCAGACCCCTGAAGAGGCCAATATGCCGCTCCTGTGGGAGCCATGGGTGCCTCAGCGCAAGTACTTCAAGTCTGACAAGCCACGCCGTAAGAAGAAATAGTGATAGCCCCTCTCCGGAGGGGCTATTTCTATGTCTAAGTAAGAATAAGAGATACACTATTCGGATTTGGTACAACAAATCAGAATAAGAAAGGCCCCCATCCGAAGATGAGGGCCTTACTTGTGTGGATTTACAGGACTGTGAAGCTCTGAAGGTCGAAACCGATCTCGCTGTCGATGACGAATGCCATCAAACCGGGGTCAGAGTCCGAACCTGACTTGTTGGCCCACCAATCGGAGCCGTTGTCGAGCGTCGGAGTGGCGATCCAGTACTTCTGCTTGCCGTTCTTGCGGGAGCGACCGGAAGGCTTGAGTCCCAGCGTGTGGTAGTGGGCCGTGATCAGGATGTCAGACTCAGCAATGGGGCTGTTTCCGTGGACCTGCTTGGCCCACCAGTTCTCCATCTGCGCGAGAGACGAGTCCTCACCGTGTACAAGGCCGATGTCCAGCCCCTGAACAGGGATATTAAGGCTCTTCTCCCACTCTCCGGGGAACTGGAACTCCACGTGGCCGTAAGCCTCTGGAGCGAGCTTGTACGCCTTTTGGATCTGCTTCAGGAGGAACAGGCCCCAGTCGTCAGACGGACGGCCCAGAACATCCTTACCCTTACGCCATGCGGCGTGGTTGGACGGAACGCCACCTACAATAACCTTGTCGTGGGTCTCAGCCAGAAGCGTGATGAACTCCTGCTCCAGCGTACCGGCTAGGTCAAGCTGCTGCATGATGCTAAGATCGTTGGTGAAGCCCTGCTGAGCGGTGTTTTCGAAGCTCTCGACAACATCTCCACCGTCAAGGAACACGGCCTCAGAGCAGTTCTGCTCTGCAATGTAGTAGGCCAGCCTCTCTTTCTTCTCCAGCACGCGCTCCATGAGTGCCTGCGAGTCTCCGCGAGAGCCTACCTTACCGGCCTGAAGGTCAGAGAAGGGGACGATGAGGGTTCGATTTGACTTCTTCTGCGGTACAGGTGTAGTGTAGTTGATGATGGCACGGCGATCAGCAGCAGCCTTTACCTCAGTGAAGAGGGACGGGAGGTCAACGGTCTCGCCGGAAGTCTTCTTCTGGATCTCAAACGTGTACGAAGTGAGCCATGCACCACTTGCTGACTGCCATTTGGAGATGCGAGCGGACCCGACGACCTCAAACTCTTCGGGATCGATGCTGAACTCTTCCAGAATACCGGAGAAGTCCGACAGTTTGCCGTCAGTCTGAGGTGTGGAGGTTACCGTTCCGGTGTCTCCGTCAAGCTCAAGCTGCGCTTCCCAGCCCTTGGGCGGTTTGGCAGGAGGGTTGACAACTCCAAGAAGAGGTGTTACTGTAGTATCAGTAGTTGAATCAAGCACAAGGGCGTGCTTGCGAAGGTGATTGGATACAGCGTCCGGAGAGATCACGAACGGGTAATACTTGGAACTGACTTTCGTTGAGATGTCGTTGTACGTTTCATCATTCGACCGAAGAACTACCATGTAGTTCTGAATTTCCTCGGGTGCGTTGCATGTGCGGCACTGAGGTTCATAGTTTGTGAGGGTGTTTGTCATGACACCATTCTATCACACTATGTCATTTTGCGAAAATCCGTCAAACATGGTAAACTGTATGAATGACAAACACAACCCCTGAAGAAACAAAAGTTTCTAACGATTCCGTAAACCACCCGAGCCACTACACGCAGTACCCCGTAGAAGTGATCCAGCTTACCGAGCACATGGACTTCTGCCGAGGCAACGCCGTCAAGTATCTTGCTCGTGCCGGATTCAAAGATCCCGCCAAAGAACTAGAAGACCTCAGGAAAGCACGCTGGTACACAGACCGCGCCATTGCCAAGCTGGAAGACGAGATCGCCAAGAAGGCCAAAGCAGATGCCGAAGCCGAAGCTAAGTTCACTGCTGGAATTTGGAATTCCACCACAATCAACATTCATCCCTCGAATGGTAACATCGGTAATGCCGTCCGAGATGCTGCGGCCAAGGCCCTTCACTGGGAACTCGGTGCACGCTAATGCTTGGAGCCTACCAGAAATACGAAGTCACTGTCAAGTTCACCTACGAGTCCGAAGTCTTCCCTGAAGATCCGGATGACGTATTCGAGCTTGCCGCGTTGGAAAAGCTTGCTGTTGTTACTGACCTAAACGTAGCATTCCCTGAACTAGAAGTCAAGGAACTAGAAATCGTTCCTGTTATTGGAGAGTAATGAAAGTACTAGCCCTTGCGGCTGACGATGGTGGGTGCGGCTTCTACAGAATGCGAGCACCCGCCGAAGAAGCTTCCCGTCTGGGAGTGGAGATCACTGTTACAAACGGTATTGACGCAGATGCCACTAGGGACGCCGAAGGATTCGTTACCGTTCATCAGGTAAACACCGATGCGGATCTGATCATCTCGCAACGACCTCTGGATAACTCCATGGGTGCCGTACTGAAACAGGCCCGTCGTCAGGGTATCGCCACCATCGTTGAGCTTGATGACGATTTCTCCAGCGTGCATCAAGATAACATTGCCTACCAGTACATGCACCTGAAGACCAGCGGGAACAAGTTCATCGAAGATGCCTGCAAGTATGCGGACCATGTTACGGTATCGACCCCGCAGCTTCTGAAATATGCCCGTCATGGGCGTGGATCGGTCTTGCGGAATAACGTGCCACAGAGTATCTTTGATGCTGTGGACGCGAAGTCGAGCAACCCGTATCCGAGAATCGGTTGGACGGGAAGTGTACAGACCCACCCTAATGACCTACAGGAAACCAAGGGTTCGCTGGCAAACATCCTGACCAGTCACAATCTGCCGTTCAACGTGGTAGGTGATGGGACATTGGTTCATCGAAACCTGAACCTGAACAAGGGTACGGATGTCTACGCCACCGGCTGGGTTGAACTGAACGCTTACTACCAGTACTTGAAGACATTCCTAGACATTGGGATCGTCCCGCTGGAGCTTACCCCGTTCAATCAGGCGAAGTCTGCCTTGAAGGGTCTGGAGTACGCGGCACTTGGGATTCCGTTCGTTGCTTCTCCGACACGCGAGTATGAACGTCTGGAAGCGTACGGCGTCGGAAAGACGGCTAAAACTCCCGGAGAATGGCGCAAGCACCTCCAGCGAATGATCGACCGTCCGGAAGAAACCGAGCGAATTGGTAAAGAGTATCGTGATAGAATTGAAGCAGAGTTCACCTACAGAGTGAACGCTCCCCAGTGGATCGAAGCTTGGGAGAAAGCTATAGACTATCGAAAGACCCACCCCCATGAATAAATCGCAACTGATCGAAGAGATCAACAAGCTGCCTGATAACATTGAGTTCCTGTCCGCCAAGGATGATGAGGGAAACGGGTACCGATGGGTATCTGGAATCTCTGTAGACTATATCCATAAGTCCGAAAAGGATGCATGGGAGATTGAGTCTCTTTTGTCTGAGGATGACGTGAAGGATGACTACACTGAGCAGGAGATTGCTGACGATCTCATCCCGGTTGCGGTTATCTGGTAAAAACTAGTTGACAGTATCTAAGTCCTCCTGTAGTGTATTGGTTATAAGCAATTGACCAACCACTACAGGAGGACTTTCTCATGACACTCTCAACCGACGTTTACATCCTCGACCCCGTTGATCCGATGGAGGTCTTCAACTTCGTCAACAAGTACCTGCTCAAGGTCGAAAACCCGCGATTCGAGCACGAACCTGCAACCAAGCACGTCAAGGTGAATGGTGAATGGGAACGGCGGGAAGATCCCGAAATCATGAACCTCTCCAACGAGATCGGTCAGGGCTTCGACGCGTGGTTCCTCTCCAAGTACCGCAAGAACGGGCCGCTCTACGCAGAAGACCAGTACGACAATGATGAGGATCTGGAAAA